TTTTGATTAGCCTTTTAATTGTAATAGTTAAAGTCTACAGAATAATCTCCACGAAACAATTCAGGATTGTCTCGGTCGATACCTAGTATACTCAGAGAACTCGCTTGAGTCCTTGTACCTGAAGTTAGGTGTTTATTCTGTAGTATGTTGTCAAGTAAGTCTGCAATTTCCATAAGACGCTTAGTGCCTTGGTTAGCTTTAGTGTATACTTGAATTATAATTTTCCCGGTAATACCTGCTCTGCCATAACTGGTATCCTCGTTAAGAGGTAATACTTCTATTTTGACAAATTCGGATTTCTGAGAGGGAACCATGTAGTTAGACGGATATGCTGAAATGTTGTCCAAAAGCCATGAAGGCGAAGCGAACATACTCTCGACATCCATAAGGATAGTTGTGTACTTAGACATTTTAGCCCTCCGTTACTAGTAAGGTTATTAGACCTGGTTCTTTGGTGAAGTTTATAATAGTGTTTGGTACGCTATTAATCACTACTGTATCATATAAAGCTGGATTTTCTAATTCTGACTCTTTAATATAGACCTCTTTCCGAGGAGCTAAGATTTCAGTGTCATCAGGTTTTTGTTTTACAGATATCACAATAGCAGCCACTAAGGACTCCTCGTAGGTATCGTTGGTTGTGCCTGTTGAAAAATCGTAGTTACCAGATACTTTGGTTCGTAATGTAACTGTTTCAGCTATATCACCAACCGCAGTAAATGCTTTATTTACAGCAGCAGTTATTTTTGAACGTAAAGACATTATTAATACCCCCACCAAGACTTCTCTGAGTTTCTAAGCATAGGTTGGATAGCTCGCCTTACTGTACGAGGGACTCTGGGTGGATTCTTAACCTCTTTAAGGGCTATTGGTCCAACTTTTATGTCCGTTATCTCACCTGTAGAATCTAGGAGGCCATCGTTGTTCATCAAATGGTAAGCTAACTCGTAAGTTGCTTGTCTGATTAAACGGATGTCTCTGTTTAGGGAAGTCTCTGTTTCCGCATTTACGCTATAAGCATAGGTAGATGTGAAAGCAAGTCTGAGGCCTCTCGAATCATCTCGAAAAACCCCCACTCTTGGGAAAGCTAAAGCTTGGTTTGCGTCAACGACGGAACCCTGCCACTGCTCTTCATCGAGCATTCTTGTGGCAGTTACTAAAGCCTGTTCTTGTAATTCAGCATAAGAGCTGCGCCAAGCTGCGGCGTCTAATCGGTCCTCGAAGTAACTGTCAGCTTCACTCAAGGTTACATAAGAGTTTACACCTTTTTCTAATGCCATTTTCAGTTACCTCTAGGTTGATTATGCGTGGAAAATTGGTAAGATACCAAGGTTAAGTAGGTCTACTTTACGAGTCCAAGCAGGAGTCGCAACAGAACCAGCAAGGCCAGCGTTAGATACGAATGCATCTTGAGTTCCAGCGAAGCTATAACCACGGGCATGCATTACATAGCCCCAACGGTACCAAGCAGTAGTACGGCCAGAACCAGAACCTACGCTCTCGTTACGGTCGATAGCGACTGGGTTAGGAACACTAGTGCTATGCATGAATACTGAACCAGGAAGCATCATGTAAGATACTTTAACAGTAGTAATTGCAGTAACGCCAGAAAGTGCAGCGTGGGTTACGCTACCAAGGCCTTGACCAAAGTTACGAGATACGATTACACGTACAACACCACCGAGTAAAGTTTCGAAAGAGATATTACCATCGGTAACACGCTCGTCGTCTACTAAGTTAGCAACTTTGATGTCTAAGTAAACTTCAGGAGATACAACTAAGTATACGAAGTCAGGAGTGTAGTCAGACCAAGCACCCATTGCACGGATGATGTGTTCAACACGACGGCCAGGAGAGGCAGCAGTCAAATCTACTAAACCTTCAAGAGCAGAACCAGTACCTACTACGTCGCTAGAAGCAGCAACATAACCGAATGCTTTAGAAGCATCGCCGTCTACAGAGTTACCTGCGAACATGTCAGAGTAGTTAGTTCCAGCTAGGTCGTTAGCAGTTTTAAGCTCAGTGTTCATAACACCAGCTAAACAGCTACGTAATGCTTGATCTTCATCTTCAGCACGAGTTTCAGCGAAGTCACGAGCAATCTTAGCGATTCCGTCTTGACCAGAAATAACTGATTGTACTAAATATTCGTTAGCACCGTGAGTACGGACAGTCTTGATGTACGTCTGTACTTCAGTACTGATGTTAGTTGTTCCACCGTGGTTCTCGTCTTGAGAAGCAACGTTGACTACAGAGTTGTTAGACCCAGCAGCGTCTTCAGCAGCATTAGTGCCACCTACTGCGTAAGCGCCTAAAGGCTTGTAAAAGCGAACCTGACCAATGAAGTCTTCGCCGTTTGCGTTAATGTTTGCATCTTCGCCGACTACAGCTGTAGATACTATTTTCTTTGCACGAGTGTACATCTCATCAGAGTATGCTGAGATTGCTTTGTTTAGAGTACCGAATGCACTTGAAGAAATTGCCATTTTAAAATCCTTAATAGTTTAAAATTAGATTGGTTAGAAAAAATACTTTAGTTAAAGTTAGTTATACCCACTTACCGCTGCCGTCGAAATGTCCAGCAGCCGCAGCCGCCATGATTTCGTCAGTAGACATATCAGAGAGTGATTTGTTGGAGTCGAAGCCTCCAGTGGCCTGTTGCATTGCTGCTTGGCCTGTCCCAGAGGACTGTTTAGGTTTGAACAAAAACTCTTTATCGTCATCCTTACGGAAACTGTCAATGAAGTCTTTAATTGAAGCACCTGTTCTATGCATCCACTGACCCTGCTCATTTTGTACCAATTGAGCTACGACATCCCGATAAGCAAAAGTTGCTGCTGTATCGTTACGGAAGTCCAAGCCTTTTAGAGCCTCATGGACCGCACTGTCACGAGTTAACTCGATGACCTGCTTGTCTCTCGCTTGTAATTTAGCGGTGATCTCTGCAAGCTTCATATCAGATGCTTCTTTGTGCTTACCCTCTTCTTCCAAGAGTTTTATCTGTGATTGCTTCTGTTGCTCTTCGAAAGCTACAGCTTTGGCCACAGCATCATCTCTTTGAGAATATGCACTGTTTAGTTTCTCTTTGATTTTAGAAAGCTCTTCATCTACCTTAGCCTGAATTATCTTATCTATATCTTGAGTTCCTGAAGCGGATGCTTCTGATGCTTCTAGGTCTACATTGTCATTGTTTTCGTTTGTCATGGATTTTCCTTTAGAGCACAGCTCTGTTAGTTGATTATGAAAATAGTTACGAACTATCTTCGTTTTAAAGAGTTATTGAATTACGGACCAATTCCGTAGAAATCCCATCCGGGAGGTATATCTCCCATGATGTCTTTTTTGGTTATCCCGTTCTTAGGGTTAAGTAAACCTTCGTCTTGAGCCCGTTTGACTAACATACGGAATGTTTCTTCAGACATACCCCTGTCTCTCATGGCCTTTAGGGTGTTTAAGAGTGAGTCGGCTTCTACCGCATCACCATAAATAGCCCTTAGTTTAAACTTAGCTCTGGTAGAGTCAGCCAGGTTGGTAAAGAATCCATCGTGTATTGTAGAGGTTTGAACATTATTCTTCTTGCCCCACAAATGGAAACTTCTTACTATTGTGGCATCATTCATATGATTGCCGTTTACACCTAAGCCACTACGGGCACCTATGATAGACTGTTTACCTATAAACTTACTATCAGTAATTGTATCCTCGTAGATGTTAGAAACCTTACGTCCTGTTACCGGGTCTATGAACTCGATACGCTCTTGGACTACAGGTCTGTATCTTTGAAATAAAAGTTTACCATCCATTGTAACCCAGGGTATGTCTACCTTTTGGGATTCAGTGATGTAAGCTTTTGCAACGTCCTTCCAGAAGGCTACGAACTTCTCTGTTACAGGAGCAATGTCCTTTAGATGTCCGCTCATAACCTCGGCGACCTTTCTGAACTGATTAGGCCCTATAAGACCACCTCTGACGTTGGTTAGTTTTGTAACAAACTCTGCTGAATCAGGATGCATGTCTTGAGCCATAGCTAAGAGACGGTTTCCCATTGGAGCATTGTTGTTGATAGCATAATTCGCTTCTTTCCTTAATTCCTTAAGAGAAGCAGAAACGTGTACGGCCTTGATATCATCCGCTTGTTTGATAGCTGTATCTATAGAACGATTAAACTCACGGAGTTCAGTCGAAGAGATGACAGTATAATTTTGTTTTGCGAGAGCCTTTGCTAACTTACCTTCGATAGCAGCGGCCTGAGTCGCTCGTCCAGCACCATAAAACGCAACCATTGATTGACCTTTAGCCGCCTTAGCGAGGTCACCGAAAGAGATATCATTGCCGATAGGGTTTATCTTTCTAAACTCCGGGTCGGACATTGTTCTCTCTGCAACTAAATCGTAAAGACGGTTTTTACGTGATGTCGCCAACACGTTAGAAGCGTTTGCTAATGCTCTATCTCGCGTAGATAAGGCTATCAGCTGGGCTCCCGATGCCGAAGCATCATTCTCGTTTCCTAATTGAGTTTTATAAGTTCTTAACTTCTTGTAATTGTTTAGGTCACCATCCACGTGATTGTAAATACGAGTGTATTCCAATGCGAAACGTGCAAGCTTAGGTAGCTCCTCTGCCTCAATCTCTCGGACTAAAGGGTGTTCAAGAAAATTCTTAAGCCTTCTATCTCTTTGAGTGTTGGATAAGAGCATTTCTCCGATTTCTCGTAGTTGTTTCTCTCTGGCAGCGAATGAGGCTAACCGCCCTTCGTTGGTAAGAACACTGAATGCTTCACCAGTTAGGGTTCCTAATTGTATCTTTAGTTCTTCTAAAACAAACTCATCGATGTTTTTGGCTACCTTGGTATTTAAGAAAGGTCTGACAAATTCACCACCAGCAGGGTGTAAATACCCTTGTGTGTAAACTCGACCACGCCCGTCTATCTGTGCCCAATTGCGCCACGTTGATTTGTTCTGTAAGTGCCAGCGTAGAGACTGCATCATCCCCATGCCTTGCTCACCTCTTTGTAGTATAATTTTACGAAAAGTGTTAAGCTCATCGTATTTAGCTACTTGACCTCGGGGGTCACGGAAGTGGAGTAAGTCATCAAAGAAGGAAGCAAAATCTTGGTCTACTTGCCACTCAGCTGACATTGTGTGATTAAGCATATCTGCAAAATCATTGTCAATTAAGTCTTGGTCGTAGTTACCGCCTGCTTTACGAGTTATTACACTGACATCAGTTTTGTTACCACGGGTATCAAAGAATTTCTTCTGTCCCGCTTTGACTACTAATTGGTCTTTCTCGTATATTATACCTATTCTTCGGGAGTAGACTAATTCACGAGCAGCACGTTGCAGCTTCAGCATAGCGGGGTCAACTACTTGGATCTCTCGGGATATGGTATCCTTAAAAGAACCTATTTCGTTACGACCACTATCTAGGTCTACTACACCTCGACGGGTAGTTCCTCTCATACCTACCTTTATCTTTCCTTGGTCTTTTAGGCCATCTAAGATGTTAGAACCCATTTTATGGTATTCTTTCAAGGTTGGTGCTTTGAAGAAAACTTCCCAGTCTGATATTTCAGATTCATGTAATCTCTTACCTATCTGTATAGCCAAACTGTCATAGTCTGTAGACTTGCCTGTTGCTACATCCTTCATAATCTCAGACATTACTTTAGTTCTGTCTTTTAAAAACTCTGGAGTTCCTGCTGCTTGAATAAAATCTGCCTTTCTTTTAATGTACCACCATTCTAGGTCTAGGAAGCGTCTCTTGGTTTCGTTGCCTGCTCTTAAGAACTTAGTGATTACGCTATCTGAAGGCTTCCCTTGCAATTTACGCACGAGGGCCTTTCCGAAGGGTAATTCTTCAATCTGTTTTATGATTGCTTCCTTGGCAGAAGGGAACTTTGGGAGAAAGCTGGGTAGCTTAGGGAAGTAGTTTCTTAGCGGGGATCTACCGGAGTTGTAGGTCTTCCTAGCTAGGGCTAATCCTTCTGTAACAGACCAGTTATCTACAAGCCTTTGATTTGAAAGGGTTCTAGAAGCTATATCATCGAAAGTTGTCCATTCACCGTGTATCTGAATTTGAGCAACATCCCCATCCTTTCCAAAACGGAAGAATTGTGAACGACTACGAGAACGCCTGTCAAGCACACGAGAGGTGTTAACAACAGAGTTCTTTAGTTCTGCTCGGAGGACAGCAGCAAGGTTATCCCAAGGTAATTTATCCTTTGAGAAACGCTCTAAGGTAACTCGAAGGTTCTCTATGACTGCGGATTGCTGGTTTACGGATAACCCGTCGTTCTCTAGGGAGGTAGCAAAACGTTTAATGAAGTTCTTCTCATCTGCCTTAAGCAGCTTAGAAGCATCCAGGTAATCCATACGCTCCTGTAGAACCTTGAAATCAGGGTCGTACACAAGGGTGGATTTAGTCTCACCCGTGAGGGGGTCAACTCCTGTATTTCTCTCATCAAACTGATTATTAGCTCGACGTCTAGTTGCCTTCTTTCCTGGTATCGATGTACCTCGGAAATCGGTTAACGATAAGATAGAACCAGTGTTATGAGCCTCTGCTCTAAAAAATAACCGCAGTTCATCTTCAACAGCAGCACTACGGATTAGCGTGGAAGGGCGTCCAGCATTGATAGACAAGGAACTTACTGTCTTTGCGCTCAATACTTTTTGCCTAACCGGAGTAGTGTTGGTGTTCTTATTGTCTATACGTCTTAAAGCTGAGAGTGAGAGTGGTTTACCACTTGCTGTAGTAAAGCTTTCAATAGGGAGTTGACCATTGTCAAACAGGGATACTTTTTGTAAGTCACCTTGGAAATGGCGTACCTTCACATCATTGCTTTGTCGTTTTAACCAAACACCGTAGTTCTCTCTTGAGGGAGCGTTACCACTAAGCCTTGCTATTTGTAGCGCGTCTAAGCCTTGTAATACGGTTTTCTTAATGTCGGGGGATGCCGCTTCTAGTAGGTCACTATGGGATTTTACCACAGGAACCAAGGTACTACGACACCTCCAATGTAGCGGGGGAGTAAAGCGTGTATCATCGACGTCATATACTTGTCCGTCGTGGTGAGCACAAATGGGTGAAGTTCTACTATCTAAAACAGCAGTGAACCTGACGCCTTTCATTATCTCTTTGTTTTCTTGTAGCACAGCAAGCTGCGAAACAGATTGTGTACGAGTAATAGAAGTACGCACCAAAGCGGAAGCTTGAGCCTCTGTCATCCGGGTCTTGCCTACTACATCACGGATAATTTGTTCATTAGTCAAGCCTTTAGACAGGCCGACGTTGATAGCGGATTGCATACGCGTTAACTCCCCAGCGCCTAAACCCTGGATACGTCTGGCTAAGTTGCCATCGCCTCTAACATTAACGCCTACAATCTCACCCAGCACTTTAGTAGCTCCGGGTCTCCTGATATTAGCATATCTGCCT